AAACTAGCAATGGCAATTAAAAAACAGAAAAAACGGAGTATAACTAATGGTTGAACCAAGCGACAATTTACAAGCAGTATTCGAAAAAGCAATTGATACTGCAAAAAAACTGCATCATGAATATCTAACCATAGAACACTTGTTGTATACTATGTTGTTAGATGAGTCGTTTGCTAACTGTATACAAGGGTTTGGAAGTAATAGCGAAGTATTGAAAAAGAACTTGCACGACTATTTAACACAGAAATGTTCCGAGATCACTATACAAGACGTTGTAGTTAAACCTAAAAAAACACAATCAGTGGAACGTGTACTCAATCGTGCGTTTACACAAGTATTATTTAACGGCCGTCAAAAAATTGAACCGACTGATGTATTCTTAGCAATGCTAGGAGAAAAACGCAGTTGGGTGTATTATTATGTTGCTCTTGCAGAAATAGACAAAGACAAATTTGCTAGCTTTATTAATTCAGCTGGCGAAGAAATTGAAGAAGAACAAGACCAAAGTACTCAAAGTAGTAAAGTTTTACAAGCATATACTACTAACTTGAACGAGCAAGTTAAAAAAGGCAAGGTAGATCCGGTCATTGGACGTATAGACGAACTTGAAAATATTGCCCTAGCACTGGGTCGTCGTAGTAAGAATAACGTTATCTTAGTAGGCGATCCGGGTGTAGGTAAAACTGCTATAGCAGAAGGTCTTGCATTTAATATTGTTAAGGGTGCTGTTCCTGATTTCCTAAAAGACTATACAGTTTATAATTTAGACATTAGTGCTATGCTCGCTGGTAGTAAGTATCGTGGAGATTTCGAAGAACGTTTTAAAATGATTCTTAAAATCTTAACTAAAAAAGGCAAGACTGTCTTATTCATCGATGAAGCACATATGATTAGCGGTGCAGGTAGTGCTGGTAACTCAGCCAACGACCTTGCTAACATGATGAAGCCTGCGTTGAGCAAAGGTAACATTAAAGTTATCGCAAGCACAACATGGGAAGAATATCGCAAGCACTTTGAAAAGGATCGTGCGCTTATGCGTCGATTCCAACGTATCACTGTTGACGAGCCTACTCAAGAAGTTACTATGCAGATTCTTAAAGGTATTAAAAAATACTACGAAGGATTCCACAATGTTAAGATCCGCACCGATGCATTACAAACAGCTATTAAATTAAGTGTAAAATATCAAACGGATAAGAAACTTCCAGACAAGGCAATTGATTTGATCGACTTGGCGTGTTCACGGTTTAATTTAAAACTTGCAGATGAACGAATTATTGGTGAGCGTGAGGTTCAATTTGAACTGGCTAAAATGGTTCAAATGCCCGAAGAAAAGATTATGGAAACTGAAAGTTTCACTATGTCTGCATTGCAAGATAATGTACAAGCAGATGTGTTCGGACAAGATCAAGCAGTAATCGAGATTGTAGATAAAATTATTGTTGCCCAAGCTGGACTTAAAAGCGAGAATAAACCAATTGGTTCATTTGTGTTCATGGGTCCAACAGGTACCGGCAAAACAGAAACTGCCAAGTCACTTGCTAAACACTTGGGTGTTAAGTTGCTACGCTTTGACATGTCAGAGTATCAAGAAAAACACAGTATCAGTAAGTTGATCGGTAGCCCTCCGGGGTATGTTGGCTTTGAAGAAAATGCTGGCTTGTTGATTACGCAAGTTCAAGAGAATCCAAATGCCGTACTGTTGTTTGACGAAGTTGAAAAGTCACATCCTGATGTTTCAACTATATTGTTACAAATGATGGATAATGGTTTTATTACAGGTTCAAATGGAAAGCAGGCCGATTGCCGTAACTTAATTCTTATTCTTACTACTAATGCTGGTGCCAACGAAGCAGAAAAGAATGCCATTGGCTTTGGCGCACAAGAAAAGGATTATAGCGATAAAGATCTTAAAAAGTTCTTCACACCTGAATTCCGTAATCGTTTAGATGCTGTTATTACATTTAACAAATTACATCGAGAAACGATTGTTAAGGTTGTTGAGAAATTCCTCGACGAATTGCGTACACAAGTTAAAGATAAGAGCATTAAGATCAAAGTTGACAAGGAAGCAATTAATTGGTTAGTTGACAACGGATATGATAGTAAGATGGGTGCTCGTCCATTACAACGTGTAATCGACAAGGAAATTAAGAAAGATCTTGCTAAGATGATGTTGTTTGGTGAGCTTCGTGGCGGTGGATGGTTAATTGTCAATGTAGTTGATAATAAGATTTCACTGTCAGCAAAAGGAAAACCCGCAATTGAGGTTCCTTTGCTAACCATCGAAGAAAACAAAGAAAATGTTAACCAAGATAACTAATCGACTGTTTAACAACAAATATCAATATAAATTGGTATTAGTCTGCGGTGGCGCCTCTTATTTTAGAGATAAAGACTTTAATCATATAAGAGAGCGCATTGCCAAAATTAACTTTGCCGACCCGTCTCCTCGGACTTATTATAATTCAGGAATTAAGAATCAGGAAGAGCTCGATTGGACTTTGCAATTATTAGTAGCATTCCAAGGAATGGATGACTATGCATTGAGAGTGGAGCAACCATTTCTATCAGTGTATACAAATACAAAAAAGAACGTTGATAAGCTAATTAAACTTGCGCCAGCAGATAAAGTCAAATATGTAAGCGTTCCACCCGCAAATAATCTATTAATCGAAAATACAATAATTACAACTAAACTCGACTTTGATTATCGTATTACTTTAGGAAAAACTACCCGAGAACACAGTGCGTTTGTATCATGGGCAGAAAACAATAAAAAACTTAGGTTAACAAAGAGTTGCATCAAAGATCTACATAAGAATCGTAGTTGGGGCGGCACATACTTCTACATCACCGGCGATAATAACTTGCTCATGGCTAAAATGCACCTAGGCGAAGCTATAAACAGGGTAGATCGCATTATAAAGTCTAATCCATAAGTCCGTTAAGCGATAAATACTCTAACCGCAGAGTATTCTGCTGTCTTTTAATTACGGATCAAAAATGCGCATACAAGAACTACTAGAAGGTAAATTTTTCAAAGACATCGATTTTATTAAACAGGGCGAAAAAGGCCGTGAATTAAACTACGATCTAACAGATGATATTGCTCATTTCATGAATGAAGATGACGATGCATATCGACGTCATACTCATCCGGCTATTATGCACTGTATCGATAGCATGAAACATCATATTAAACCTAAAGCAGATATCTTTGCTCAAGCGATTAAAGAATGCTATAAGATGTATGTTAAAAAGTTCCCAATCCGTGAACTACCCGACGAACTAGACGAAGAGACTACTAAACAAATCTGTGATAAAATGCACGAAGACGTTATCCAGCACATCAGTGATGGAAAGTATAAGGACTAACCGTGCGACTACGTGAGCTTTTTATTCGTGAAGCCAAGCCAGCTGATGACGACAGCATGGAAAAATATGGGCGGCCGTTTAATCACCCTGAACATTTCGTATTTTTTAAAGGTTCCAAGGGTACTATAGAAGCACTTAATCACTTTAAAGAAATTGCCACTGAACAACCAGGCGAAACTACTGTTAGAGGAAAATGGGACGGCAATCCTCAGATATATTGGGGTAGAGAAGTTGCTAATGGTCCGTTAATTTTAGCCGGACACAATCAATGGTCGCGTGGAGTTAAGGGCGATAGCAAAAAAGCAGTGTATGATTTCATTGCCAACCAGAGTGGTAAAGCAACAACTCCTGAAGAAGTTAAGGAACGTCGACAATTTGCTATCAATTTTAGCAATCTATATCCTATATTTGATGCCGCTACACCTAAAGACTTTGTAGGCTTTGTGTATGCTGACAGTTTGTTTGGCGTTGATCCAGCATTAAATAAAGAATTGATCGAGATGGACGGTTATCCGAAAGGTGTCTGGACATTTGCTCCTAATCCAAACAGTAACACAAGATATTATGTAGATGCTGATCCTACTAAGAGTGAGTTAGGGGGTCGCATTGCCAGGGCTAAAGTTATGGTTGTGGGTCATGCCAAATTCGACACATACGGTGCTGGAGATAAAGAACAACAACCTATCGACGACTTTAGTATGTTTGATAATACTCCAGGGTTAATAGTGCAGGGTCCTGTATACACTAGCACAGGCAGTGGTCAAGACACTACAGAGATTGATGATATAATCAATCAAGTAATTGATGAGGTATCCGGAGTAGGGGCTAACCTAGATGCATTTATTGCCAGTTTACCAGATGCGGATAAAAACGGAATATTCTATCCATTCTTCAATGCTATGAGTGGACTACACGCAAGGAACGAACAAGCATTTGACAGCATAACAGGTGATACATTTACCGGATGGATGCTTAAGAAAGGTGTGAGTAAAAACAAGCAAGCACACATTATTGAAATGATCAAAGCCCATCCCGGTGCATTTGATTCAATGTTACAATTGATCAAAGATATTAGAAATATGAAAGATCAAGTATACGCCGCATATAAAGGTCAAGGTCGACCAGAAATATGGGATACCGAAGGTGAGGGATAC